TTTACATAGCCGTTAGCTGGCAATCCAATCTTTTTAGTATTGCTATTATTATAAAATATAAAGGCGAGATCTCCATCTTCATAAGTAGATGTGACCTTCAACCAGTGATTCTTATTTATATCCCAATTACTTATATGAATATAAATAAGATTGTTA